CACTTACACTTACGGAACTTGGTTGTATTCAAACCTTTTGAAATCAGTTCCAGTTTGCCATCAGCAAGGCAGAAGATTCCATATCGTGAGTTATGAAAAATGTTGTTAATCCAGGAATCTTGAGTATCAGCACTGACCTTAAAAAAGATCGAAGTGTGACTACCAAGAGTGCTAGTATCAGTGTGAAGATAAGGGAATGACATTGTGGTTTCAGTGGAAGTGCTCATACTATAGGTCCAGTTTGGAGGTGAGTAACTTTAATTCAATCGTTCAGTTATAGACACCAATCAGCACCTTCAGGATCAAACAATGTCCAATTAACTAGGTCCTCTTGAATGATATTTTCTTGGGCAAAATCTCTGGCATCTTGTTCAGTCTCGAACTCGTGAAAGTTGAGAATATCGTCGTCATTTTGTAGAATAAAAGTCATCAGTTAAGCACCATACCTTCAGTGAAAGGAACTGTGTTGCCATTATCAATCACAAACCATTCAAAGTCACGTTGAAAGATACGGGCATCATTTCCGTGCTCTTTCAATAGAGCATTGAGACGTGATTTGGTGGTTGGAGTTTTATACCCACAGGTGTAAAGTTCAAGGAAGGTATCACCAATCGTTGCGATATGATTGCCATGCAGCATAACATATGAAGCGTCACGTTCGGTCGAATAAGTTACCTCCGTGTTGTCATTTTTCCAGTCAGTGCAATCAATGATTGCTTTATTCATTTGGAGTTCAATCTTTCGCATGGTAGGAAGTTTCAGTGCTTATACTATAGGTCCAGTTTGGAGGTGAGTAACTTTAATTGTGACTACAGAGAGAATACTTTATATGTCACAAGTTGGGAATCTTGATCATACTTTTCATAGGACCAAGTTCCCTCAGTTTGTTCAACATAAGAGTGAACATTGTCGTTGGAATCTTCTTTCCAAAATGCCCCAGTTTCAGGTTGGAAGAAATAACCAGAAGCGATAAGTGCGTCAGTGAATGTCATTGTGGTTTCAGTGTTAAGTGACAATAATCAGGCAGCGATTGCAGACTCTAGACATACCTCACGGGTTTCTAGGATAGCATAATCAAAACCCTCAAATTCTTCTAGGTGCTTTTGATAAGCAACAGCAGTAGAGAAACAATCAAACAAGCGGAGAGATTTGAAGTTTTCACCTTCATAATCAATTCCACCGATTACAGCGTAGACTTTAGACATTTCAGGCATTTGGGAAGCGTTCATACTATAGGCTCACTTTCAAGGTGAGTAACTTTAATTGACCTCTACATCTGGTCCTTCAACATCGCAAAACTCCATCAAAAAATAATCAATACTTAGACCAAGTTTCGATGCTTCAGTGTTACATTCGTCATATTGTGCTTGCGAAAGAATGTAGAAATCAGTCTCAATCATTGGGTGAGATAATGTCTGCTACGGTGTGCAATGTGCTTGAGGTTATGTTGCGAACTCCAGGCGAGAGTATAAACGCAACGATGAAGATAAGTGCGATTGTTCTCACTTTATCTGGTGACTTGAATGTTAGACTTTTGCGTGACATTCAAACTAAGATCCACCGTACACATATTCGATTACACCTGCCTCATCAAGTCCTACAGATTCGATGACAGTGAATCGTGCATAGTTATCAAACTCATCTGCATAGTAATCTCCAACCTCTTTGATAAACAATTCGCGGCACTGATCTTTAGACTCTGCAGCAATAACTACCATTCCAGAGGTATAATCAGAGAGGACGTTGTTGATGATAAACAGTTTCATGGTTTCAGTTAAGTTTCAGTCGAAGCGAGAGGATAGATCAGGACCAGGATTCTCAAGGTGTGCGACACTATCAGCAACACCTTCAGCAGTTAGTGCAAACTGTACTTTTTTGCCTTCGTGATAGATGTCAAAGACAGATTGTACATAAGGTGTCAGATTGCCTTGCGAATCCCAGGCATTTCGTGTATGCGAAGTCTCAACGATTTGGTAGACTTTAAAGGTGAGGGGAGAAGTGTAAGTGCTCATACTATAGGTCCACTTTGAAGGTGAGTAACTTTAATTCAACTTGATGTTCCAGTCAACATCTGCAGTAAGATTGACCCAAAAGTGATTCTTACCGTTAGCAGAGGTTAGAAACACTTTGTCTCCCTTATGTTGTTCTACAATACATTCACTATTGCGATTCATTAAGTTACAGAAACGATTGGTAGATTTCTTGCTCTTGGGAGTTACAAATGCAGTCATTGGTTCAGTTATAGAAACGATCGGCAATCTCATTGCGGAGACGATTTAGAGTTGTCACATTTGAAATATAACCAATCTCAGAGTTAAGATTATCTTCAAAGGTCGCATATCCAAGAATGTTGACAATATCACTCACATACAGTTTGCCATAAGATTGCAGTTCTTCTTCGTCAAACTGGTTGAAATAACGAACCAGAAAGTTGAGTGCTTCAGTGTAAGTATCTTGAGTCATTTCAGTATCAAATAGTGGTAAAACAGTTAGTGAGAATCAGTTGCCGAAGAAGGCATCAAACTCGTCTGCAATCTGATCAATTAGTTCATCAGTTGCGTTAATGTCAAAGACATTACAAACCCAGTCTACACAATCATTCAGATCGGTGTGATTGTCACGCATAAAAGAACGCAGACAGGGAGAGATAACAGTCTCGAAGTAGGTTTCGGTCATTTGGGAAGTGCTCATACTATAGGTCCAGTTTGAAGGTGAGTAACTTTAATTGACGGAGAGTTTCAGTTGCTCATCAGTGTGAGATAACCATCCTCAGAGAGAGTATCTTCAGACATTTGGACATTGCGAGCACAGGCAACTGCATCAACAAAGTTATCAAAACTACCGAAGTTCTTTTGATTACCAACCCAGCAACCTTTGTACTCATAAATCATAGCTTCGACAGTAAATACATCGTTTTTGAAGTTACGATCTACACTGTGCTTGATATAAACTTTCCCGTCATTTCGGGTGTACTTGTCAAAGATGGAGGACTTGAAAGTAAGAGTGAAATCAGTGATAAAATCACCAGTCAGGTTGATGCTTTTGTGGAAGAGAGTTTCAGTCATTTTTGTGGTTTTGGTATTATTGCTCATACTATAGGTCCAGTTTCGAGGTGAGTAACTTTAATTGGTTGCCTCTTGTGTTACACTTTCCACCAGTTCTTGCAGTTCATCGTCATCATAATAGTGCGACAGTTCTTCCATCAATTCACTCTCTTTATAGTCAATCATACTATCACAAATCGTGTCAATCGCAAATGCACACAAATCGCGCACGTCCATATTATCAACAACTCGTTCAGCATAAAGTTGAACAATCTTGGAAAGTTGGTCTTGAGAAAGTGTCATTTTGTTTGTGAAGTTAGGAAGGGAAATCATTGTGCAGAATTGGGAACGCAAGTATCATCGACGTTCACAGTAGTTTCGATGAGAACATCAAAATCATCACTCATCTTGATATAATTCCAGAGAGTGTCAGTCTCATCATCCACATTTTCCTGATAAAGATGAATGAAACCGTCATCATCTTGTTTTACATAACAACCATCATAATTCTCATCATCAAATACATAACCAGATGCAATCAGTGCTTCAGTAAATGTCATCATTTGCAGTAGTTAGGGTTAATTTGGCAGAACTGATCTGCTTGGCGTTCTTGATACTCACTAGTCGTTGCGTGTGCAATCAAACCAAAGCGAAGACCGAGTGCCAGAGTAGCAATCAAAAAAGCAATTCGCATTACTAATCAATCAACGACAGAGTAACAAGCAACCCAGGAAGGAATCCCAGAGAGTGATAACGAACCATTGCGGGCATCGCAATAGTCTTGTGCGTCATCTTCAGTGTAGAAAGGTCCAATATACTCGGGAGAATTGAGTGCATTGGAATCAAAACGGACGGTGAAAGTGTTGCTCATACTATAGGTCCAGTTTCGAGGTGAGTAACTTTAATTACTTGAAACTTACGTTCACTCCTACTACCTTTGCTGTAGGATTTCGTGCTGTTGCTGTCTCGCGGGCATCTTTGGGAGAGTTAGCATACACTTCCTCCTTGAAGACTTTGCCACCAACGTATAGATCAACGATGTACTTCATGAGTTTGTTTGTATTTTGAGAAAAGTTGATGATTTCACTGCAGTGGATGACCTTTGACCCGTGTGCAGTAGAATTGAAGAAAAAACAGGTTTTTGCTTCAGTGGTGGACTGGGTTCTCAGCGAGACTCAAGTGAGACTCACAGGGTCTGCCAGTCTTGTGCCTCTTTCAAGTTAGAGTTAAAGAACTTTTGTAGGATAGACTCAATTACTGGTTGCCACTGTTTATCTTTAATTGAGTCACGATTCTGTGCTTCAACAAGAAACTTAAGAATGCAAGTCTCCTCATTGGCAGTGAAGTCAACGCGAGTGAAAGTGTAACCGTCGGTCATCAATCATCTCCAAAGTTGTTAGCAAGAAAGTCTTCAAGTTCAGCGAGTTTGGTAGGAGTTAATGTCCAAACATATTCGCTGATGATTGTAGCGAGAAGGTCAGGATCTTCACGACATTTCTCATTCAGAAAGAACTCAAGTTCAGTGAGTTTGTTCATAATCAAACAGGAAAAACTTCTACAGAACGAATAAGATTTGTGCGATCTTGTGCTAGGTAATCATCAGCGATTTTACCACAAGATGAACGAGATTGAATAATCTTTTCCTCATAGAGATTCTCATCTTCATCAGGAACCCAATACTCAATCAGCATACGGTAGTTGTTCATCAGTAGTGTGCCTCAGAGTAGTCAAGAACTTCGCTGTACTTAGCGATACCATCATAGCAACGCTTTGCCATTTCAGAGTCACCTTCAGCAACGTAACCTTTCAGAAACTCAAAGCAGTATTTGATACGCTGCTCAGGAGTAACTTTAGCGAGTTGTTGTTGCTTACGCTCATAAGCGGCGTTGTATGCAAACATTTCACGATCTTCGAGGGAGATGTTGTGAAACTTGCGGTCAGTAGTGTTGCTCATACTATAGGTCCACTTTGAAGGTGAGTAACTTTAATTGGTCGTTACCAAGTACCTCTTTGAACGTGAATGTTACGGATTTCAGTATAAATGAACTCTTTTAGTTTCTTGTCGTCAGTATTATCAAAAGCATAATAAAGACGATTCAAATACTCATCTTGCGTTGCACATTTGATTGTTTCTTTGCTGCTCATTCCAATCTCATTCAGTGTAGAACCTGCCTTAACTTTGCTCTTGCCGAAGTTACCAGATATGCGACCTTCAGTACGAAGTTTGGGACGAATCTTTGAAAGGTTAGAGTATGTCATTCTTCCCCCAGTTCTTCATCGTCAACAGGGAACATTTCAGTATATTCTTCATCAGTCAAAGTAAGGAACTGAACATCAGCATCTTTGTGGTCTTCGGCATACATCAACTGATAATGTGCAAAGTGACTCAAACTGGTGCTGCCATACTCTACAACACCATCAACAAGGCAAAGGTAGTTCATCGTGCAACAATATCCACGGATTCCAACAGCATCATCGCAAGTTCCATCTGATTGTCTTCATCAATCACAGGAATGTTTGCATCTACAAACTCACTTGCAAGTTGCCCCAAAAGTTCAATGGTTCGCTCATCCGCAAATACAGCAGTCGCAAACTCATTTTTGAATCCATCACGCAGAAGTTTAAGGGACTTTGTTACAGTGACTTCGTTAATTGTGTTGTTCATTGTGTAACTCATTTCGCGTACAAATAACCACCCGACCAGTCTGCATTTTCCAGCAGATACTCACGATCAGCAATTAATCGTAGGTCATAACGAAAACCTTTAGCAGGTGCTTTCCAACTGGCAGACTTGTAAATCTGCCCTGTCTGCTTATCAATGAAGCAATGAACACTGCGGGAACCGCCACCATTAACCAGAATCACTTTGTGATACTTTTTACCAGACTCAATAGTATAATCAATGTCACACTTGCCAGACTTGAGTTCATCAACCTTGCGAAGGTGATGCTCTACATTCTCACCACGCTCAGCAGAATGCTGATGACCGCGAATAGAATACTGACGATAGTTGTCTTTCAGTGCTTCAATCAGCAGCAGAGTGTTCTTATACACATTCTCTGCGATAGTTTGTTGTGCTTGTGCTTGCATTGTAGGAGTGCTCATACTATAGGTCCACTTTGGAGGTGAGTAACTTTAATCCAGTGGTAGTTTTGCTTCTGATGTACTCTTGGGGATCATAAGTTCTTCCATAATGATCTGCTTTGGTAGAAAGTTCCAACAATAGTAGCTAGAACTGAACGTAATCTTGTCGTTTGGTCTACCATCGGGACTGTGAAACTTCATACGCTTGTCAAACATTAACAGTTGCAAATCCTTATCCCTGAACAACTGCTTGGGAGCACTATCATTCAACCAGGTGTTAGTCATAATGAGAGCAAAAGGTTTCTCAAATGATAGTGCTCGCTCAAAGAACTTACGCTTGTTTGTGAACGGTGGATTGGATACAATTACATCCCAGTGGAATGGTTCATAGGTGAAGAAATCTTTACCTTCACTGATGTGCGAATGAACTACACTATTTTGTTGAGAGATTTGCTTTACAAACTCACTCTCTTTAGTATCAAATGGACACCAAACCTTTGCATCTTTGGGAATGTATTTAAGGATTGGAGTTACACCGTAAACGGGTGTATATGCTTCATCTCCACCACCAGAGGAGAACATTATTTTTTTGGAGTCAATCATTTAATTGCAAATCTCCTTTGTGAAGTTTACGGTGACAACAAGCACACAGAACAATACATTTTTTAATCTCTTCATCAATCATAGCATAAGATTTGTGGGTTGCTTCTCCCATTTTGAAAGATTTTGTTGATGGATCAATATGGTGAAAATCGAGACAATATGGTGGAAATGATTGACCACAACCAGGACAGGGTTTTTGCTTAAAACTATCAATATAATTCCACTTTTTTTGGTTTGCCTTTCTTTGCGACTCTGCCCTTTTTTCTAAATTATTTTTTCTCCATTCTGCGTGAGTTTTACTACAATGTTCTTTTTTATCATACCATCTCTTGCGATCATATTCTCTTTTCTTGTCTAAATCTCTTCCCATAGTTAAAAGACGAATGTTATATTTATTTATAAATATTCGTCTTTTAAGTATCATAGAACTCGCGCACCGTACTTATAAATTTCAGTTTTGCATAGATTAACCGAAAGACGGGGATCGCGATGATTTCCTTTAATCTTACGTTCCCAGTCTCTTTTAAGTTTAGGAAGAAGAATCATCAGTACATCATCGCCAGTAAGTTTCCAGATTTCTACAACCTTTGCCCCCTCATAACGTCCGATGTAATGATTAGTATATTTGCCAAGTTTTTCTTCAATCAAATAACGTTCTTGCTCTTCCCAAGTTTTTTCAACACTAATACCATTATACGTTCCATTGATACGTTTGGCAATAGTAGATTTATATTCACATTCACCCTCTTCATCAACAGCATCAGCACCGGAGTAGGTCTTTGCTATTTCATGACCAAGAATACTAGCAAGATGAATCTCACGGGAGCGAGCATAAGAGAATGGATCTCCCCAACCTTGTTCTTCACAAAGTTGATACATTTGCTCGAAAAGTTCTTGAAATTTCTGTTCAGGAGTCATTGATTTCTCAGTGGTTATACTATAAGTCCAGTTTAGAGGTGAGTAACTTTAATCAACCCCAAGTCTTTTTCTTTTTATACTTCCCGAAGTCATTACCTTTCATTCTCTCACTTATCTTTTTGCAGTGCTCTTCACTTCTTTGTTTATATTTTTTACCCTTCAGTGCTTCACTAATCTTTCTTTTTTCCTCTTCAGTTCTTGGTCTTCTTTTTCTACCTTTTAGAGTTTCGCTACGTTTCTTATTACTTTCAGGTGTGCGGGGAAATGTCTTCATAAACTCACTATGTTCTGGACTTGGAATACCAAAATTGACAGGTTTTATGTTTGGTTTGTAAATCAAATCTTCCTTTGAGATTTCTTCACATTCCATAAAATCCTGCCAAGATACGTTGAAACATTCGTTCAACGATTGAACGCTTACTTTATTCATAACTGCTTTATGTTTGGTCTTGATTATTTATATCAAAAGAGGGACATTTCTGCCCCTCTAATGTGCTTGTGCGACCAAACATAAGCATTATTATTTAGACCAACTCTTTGGAATCACAAAGTTATTATAGGAGAAAACTTCTCTATCAACGACTTTATAAATGCCGTATTTGTTGGAGATACAATAACCTTCGTGGAAGGAATCAATGCCGTCGATAGAACATTCGATGTCGTCCTCTTCGTGAATGAACAGGAACAAATCGTCCTTGATTGTCTTCACCAACTTCCACAAAGAGATCAGGTATTTGTCACAATCACATTTTTCTGCAATTTCATCTTCATCAATGACCCTTTGCTCGCGGATGCAGGCATTGATCTCTTTTTTGATTTGTGATGCCTTACGGTCACTCACAAACTCACATAGAGTGCTCATTTGCTTGGCAAACTTACACACATCCTCCAGATCCTCACGATAAGGATTCAGAGACACGTTAGGTTGCACAAACAGAACGTGCTTAGTGCTCACAAACTTGCTGGTGATAGGGTGTGCTACCATTTCAGGCAGACGCTCACCAGTGTAGTAAGTGTGAGGACAAATGATAATCTCCTGACGCACAATCTCAGGAAACTTGTAGGCAATCGTATTGGGTTTGAATGTATCAAGACCCTTACCAAAACCAATAAAATCTCCTTGATACACTTGTTTAGTGCGAGGCAGGAAATCTAGACAATAGAGAAGGATTTGAGTTACACTTGGTTGATGTCCAAAGTGTGTAAAAATGTCATCTTGGTTATAGCAGAGGCGAATCTTTTGCTTGTTAAATGCTGCTTTGGTACAGACAAAAAACTTACCATTCTCGGGATTAGTGCCCCACACAATAGCAGGAGCACCGTCCATCTTGACACTGATAGTAGAATCAGCACTGAACCAATCGAGCACCGAAAGATCACCATTAAGGATGGCATCTTCTGGGTGCTCAAGATGTTTGTTCTGCATTGGTTGTTTGCTCATACTATAGGTCCAGTTTGAAGGTGAGTAACTTTAATTAGGTCAAACTTGCACCAGTTTAGCAAGACGATTGCGAATATCAAAGATCTCCATTTCATCCATATCTACGGCATCCAAATCTACAGGAGCAAACTCCTCAAGATTTACATTACCGTCAGCATAGATGGGTGCATAATACAACTCATCGCCGTCTTCTTGCGACAGAGTATAGACGCAACCGTGACCAGGAACAGTGAGAAAAATCATTGGAGTTTTTAGGAACAAAGGTACAATAAAGGAGCACCTGCTAAATTACAAGTGCTCCTGTGACAATTTATCAAGCGGCAACGCGCTTGCGAGTTTTGGTAACTTTTACTGCTTGAGTGTTAGTGGTAGGCAACACATTTGCATTGACTGCACTATAAACAAAAGCAGTAAAACGATTCACAATGAAGAGAGTTTGATTGACAAACTTGCGAACTTTATTTGCACCATCGTTCTCATTAAAAGCACGAATCATGAACTGACTCACACCAACGATGATAGCACTGATGGTAGCAACATTGCGAACAAGAGTGTCAACGAACTTCCAGAAAAAAGTCATGGTTTGAGTTAGAAACTTCTGTGAGTGCGGTGCCTCACACTATAGGTCCACTTTGGAGGTGAGTAATTTTAATTCACAGGAAGTTTTGCCATTGATTTACCCTTTTTGTGGTCATCAATGAACTTCCTAGCTGATGCTTCGGTCCTGCACACTTTGAGTTGCTCTCCGTTGTGAATGACCATCAGTTGATTGCCAAAAGGAATGGCAGCATAGGTGTCTTTGAACATCGTAAATCCTTCTTTCATAGTTACACTTTCAAAAAAATCGTAATTTTGATTGCGGCGGATGACTCATAGCACCTGTGCAGTGAAATTGCAGAAAAATCAGGTTTTCAGTCCAGTGGTGGACAGCGTTCTCAGTGGGTCTCATTTGAGATTTGATATTTTTCTGCTCGCCATCCTTTATGTTTTCCATAGTTATAAAATGCAGAAGGATTAAAGTGGTTTACTCTACACCATTCTGTTAAGTTAGATACTATTAGCGTTTCTCCTGTGGGTGAAGTTACCTTCCACATTAGAGAGTGAGAGTCTTTCAACTTGCAAATATGTTCCTTTGAAAGTTTCTTTCCCTTCCTTGCTTTACTAACCTTTTCCCTTGCTTCTTTATCATGAGTTCTTCCACTCCATATTTTATTTCCCATCATTCTACTACTTCTTAATGAGCATACTTCTGGGGGTGTAATATAACCAGAAGCACCTCCAGTTCCACCTTCAGATAAGTTTTGTAGGATGCCTGTTCCCAAATCTTTCCTACCAAAAATAGAAATCATATACATTTCGTGTTTGAGAGCATCACTTTCATTTACAAATTTTTTCAAGATAAGTATCCTATCTTTAGGTGGTAGATTTATTCTGTGGTTGAGAGAATATGCTCTTCTACCTGAACCTTTTCCAATATAATAGGGAGTTCTATCTTCCCGCAAATAAGCGTAAGTGTAATACATTTGTGTCCTGGCAAGACTATATCTATTTATCCATAATAGCATAAAAGTGGGACTTATGCAACTTAAATCTGCCAGGACACAAGTTGCTGCCCACTCTATGATTTAGCGGTTCACAGTAGAGATGCAGGGTTCACCTTTAGTGAAGATGGTGTCAACAACTGCTTGAACTTTACGAGCAGTTGAAATACCAGCAGAAGTATAGACTGGAATCACACAGAGAGCAAAAGATTTGGTATATTGACCAAGTGCTCCAGGTGTAATCTTACCATCAGCAATACCTTTAGCGTCATCGTGGTGAAGGCGAACAATGCGACCAACAGATTGTGCAATTCCAATATAATCCATAGGACGCATAAAGATTACTGCATCAAGACCAGAGACCGAAATACCTTCACAGATAATAGAGTGGTGAATGACAACAAACTTCTTATCATTGTCCTTACCCCACTCATTTAGAACATCAAAAAATACCTCACGATTGACTTTTTTACCATCAATAATTGCACCTGTACGACTTGTAATCACCATCCAAGAGTAACCACGATCCTCCAGTTCTTTGCAAAAGTCAGTCTCAGAAATCAGACCAATGATTTGCTTAGTAGTCTTAGCACAGATGAGTGCTTTAGTTACACCATAATCATCAATAGTCTCCATCAGATTCTCTGCATCTCGGTCAAAGATAACCTGACGACCTTTAACCATAGGAAGTTGCTTAACTTCTACTTTAGGAGGAACAATGTAACCTCCACGAACCATCTCAGGACCAGAGACATTTGCAATGATTTGTCCATACACTTCACCCCAGTTCATACCAGGTTTGCCAACAACATTAGAGTTTTTGGGAGTTGCAGTGTAGGAATAAAATCGCTTGGCAGTTTTGGAGAAATACTCTACAGCAGGGAAGAAATGTTTTTGCACACTATTATGTGCCTCATCCATATGAATCGTATCAACATCAATCCCTGCCTGCTGAAGGCGAGAAAGAGAATGATAGGTGGTGAAGATAAGTTTGTGAGAATCCTTATGAGTATTCATCCAGTTACGAATCTCATAAGGACGAGTAGAAGATTCCCAGTGAGTTTCTCCACTGTGGCAGTGAAATACCTTTGCATTAGTGATAAACTCCAGATATTCGTGTGAAAGTTGCTCTGCCAGCAGAATCCGAGGACTAACTACAACAACAGTTTTAGGAGTTTCTGATGCAAACTCACGAACAGTATCAGCAACACCAACAAGAGTTTTACCTGCACCCGTAACAGCACAGATGATACCTTTGTTGTGCTTCTGCATAGCAGCAACGCCACGTTCTTGGTGCGGACGGAGTTGGATTTGCATTGAAGTTGTGCTCATAATATAGGTCCACTTTGGAGGTGAGTAACTTTAATTAATGAAAGATAAAATACTTTCAGTTTGACTGTCTATGCGGTTTTTTGTTAAATCGAAATATTCCTGGTTTAGCTCTATTCCGATAAAGTTTCTGCCACATTGTTTAGCAGCAACACCAATAGCACCGCTACCCATACAGGGATCTAGAACTATGTCTCCTGGGTTTGAACTTGCTTCAATCAATCTGGACATTAGTTTGACTGGTTTTGGTGTGGGGTGATCTTTGTATCTTTCAGTCGCACAACGCCAAACTGCAGATTTACAATGCTCATTAAATGTTGCACCAGACTTCTTTGCGAATACACAGTTTTCTATGCTGGATAACCATATGTGCTGTCCATTCATTGGGGAAGGATTTGTTTTTTCCCACACACAATGCCGTACAGATAAACCTTTTTCGATCAATCTATTGCGAATGTGTGAGACTTGAACTGATCCACAAAAAATATAAATGCTCCCAGAAGTCACGCGCACAACCTCATCAATAAAATTATCTAGAGGAAATGTGATAATGTCTGCGTGACTTTTATCAAGATTTCTTAAACCACCACTCTTACGATTTACCTCATCATATGGTATATCAGTGAGAGTAAGTGAAACACTCCCATCAGCAAGTGAAGGGAGTACATTCATACAATCGTCGTTATAAAGTTTTACATTAGTCATAATTGAATATAATTGTACTTGGACATACTTTAGTTAGTCTATCCCAACTAACGGGTACACTAATTGTAGTCCATCCATTGTTTTTTGCATACTTATGATTTCTCATTGGAAATTTATTATTTTCAAATCCAGATTTCAATTCTTTACGCATAATCAATGCTGCTTTTTTGTGATAGGGGAGAATGTAAAGAATAGCATCATTGATTTTGTGATTACAGACTGCCCAACCAGGAACAGGCATTTTGTTAGAATAAGGTCCAAAATCTTGACTTACAATTTCTGCGAGAAAATCATCATAGTACAGATTTTTATCCCTGAACTTGTAGTCTAAAGTAAATCCCTTACGCTTTACTATTCTTGATTTGAACTCAACCAGATCAAAGGTACAATCAACTCCTGCTTTATTTTTGAATTGAGAAAGGTTATCTTTTCCATAGTTATCTTCAAAACTATCATAATCTATAGACAAACCGAACTTACTCTCCAGTTCAACATTTAGTTGGTGAATAACAGAAAGATGTTCGCCTCTTTCAATAATTTGCTTTTCCTTTTCAAGAGATTGTTGGAAGTTGTGAAGTTTATGATTTTTAAGATAGGGTTTTGAGACAGAATAGGAAGTTTTTTTCACTTTGAATAATAAGATTGAGTTGAGTTTGGTGGTGTACCTACATTATAGGTCCACTTTGGAAGTGAGTAACTTTAATTCTCTGCCTGTTTGTAACAGTTTAGTCGATCAATTACACTCTGCATTGTAGCACGACTGTAACCATTTGCAAAGTAAGGGGACTTCTCAGTTTCTTCGGAGAGAGAATCAACATTCAAGCACACATCAACACCTTGTTGAAGAGTCTGAATGATACTATTGAAGACATAATCAGGGACTTGAACGTAATTCATTGTTTTCAGTGGTTTGGTATCTAAAGACAAAAATAGCACACTTAGAGGTCAATCTGAGCGTGCTGGTGGGGGTTAATCAACCGCCGAACATTTCATCAAAAAGCCAATCACCAGAACGCTCTTTTTCTTCCCAGACTTTGTTAGCGTTTGCTTCAATCATTGCTCGTTCAATCTTCATATCAAGGGCAGATTTGGTGCTGAACCAGTTACCGTTGCGATCTTGCCAGAGCATTGTTTGAGTGTCGTGCTTATACTATAGATCCACTTTGGAGGTGAGTAACTTTAATTGGACTCAACTTCCAGATGCTTGTGCTGCTGCTTTTGCTTTTGCTCTCATTTGAACAGCAACTTTACTGTTCCACTTTCCACCTTTCTCCTCATATTCTCTACGCATTTGTGCAAGAATCTCAGTAGAAGATTTCTTAGTCTTTTGTGCTGCTGCTGTCTTTTCTTTATTTCTTGCTTGATCTCTTTCTTGGCGTGTCATACCACCACCACCTTCATGTTCCCACTTTTTGCGTGGTTTTGCTGGTGTTGATTTTGGTGCTTCAGGTTTCTTTGTAGAAAGAAGTTTACTTGCTTGCTTCTCAACGTCTCTTGCCTTTGGTTTTTCTGCTTCAGGTTTTGCACCTCCTTTCTTTGCAGCAATTCTAGCGAGTGCTGCTTTCTTTCTTTCTTCTTTTGCTGCTGCTGCTGCCTTTGCTTTTACATCAGCAGATCCGCGTTCTTGTTCTGGTTGCTGAACTCTTGTAGATGCTTGACGTTGAGAACCAATATCTTTGCGTGGTTTGTAACTACTGACGGGTTCCATTTTACCCCCACCAACTGCTCTCATTCGACGTATTTCAGGAGTTGTCTTCTTACGCTCAGGGCGAACTCTACCGCCCGCCTGAGCACGTTTGATAGTTGCAGCAAATCCTAATGCTTTGGACTTGTCTTCAACTTCTTCACAAAGAGACATAAACTCCTGAAATGTTTTCATTGGTATCTAAACACTACTTTTTAGTATTTAGATGTCATCTTCCTTTGCTTTATAGGAACCTTTGAATACGCGACCTTCTGCATAAAATTGCTTCACACGTTCGCGGCGAGTAGCAAGAAGCAAATCATACTCTTCTTGTTGTTGTTTAGTGAACACAAAATCTTGACGCCGCCAAGCATCTTTCAGTTCTTTAATGTGAGGCAGCACGTTAGGGATTTGTTCAGTCATTTGTTCAGGATACAGTAGAATCGGGGTCAGTAGAAGTTTGAGTGGACACTTGTTCAGGTGTCACACGAAGATTGTAAGGAGAATTGAAGAACCTGCGAAAAGCAGTAGAAACAATAATAAACGCTGAGATAACACCAACCAAACCAAGGATGGTAACAGCATCGCCTCCAAAAGTATAAGTTTCAGGCATAATCAGTAATCATAGTTTCCGTTAATGTATTCATTCAAGTTAAACTTTGAAGGTTGCTCACTCCCTTCATCTTCATCAAAGAGACCTTCATTCATTTCCTCAACAAAATCAAAAGAAGAAAACTCTTCGATTTGAATGTCGTCGAAGCGATCCATAATTTGTTTCGTGCTTACATTATAGGTCCACTTTGGAGGTGAGTAACTTTTATCAGCGACTCATTATTGCTTTCATTCTTGCTTTCTTTGCCGACAGTTCAGCACCTGCTTCGTGTTCCATTTCTCCGTGTGCCTGACGGATTTGCATCCCCTTCCAACGTGCAGATTGTTTCGCAACTTGCTTGTTATATTCACTTGGTTGCATTGTTGGATGCTGTTCCTGAATCTTCTTAACGGATTTTGCTAACTTCTTCAGTCTCTTTGTTACTTCCTTTCCACCACTACGCTTTACAACTAACTTATCAATTTCTTTTTTCTTTGGTTTACCTAATGGACCATCATATTTCTGAAGAGTATAAGAAATATTCCCTTCACTATCTCTATTATAAGTTCCAGGAACTGCGTGTGGAGGAGTATCAGGTTTCTTTCCTTCACAGATTTGATAGAACTCTCTAAATGTCAACATTTTACTTATACTTTTTTATTATTTATTTTACTCAAACTCAAGCGTTCTATTTGATACTTTCATAGGTGCAGTTTGATAGTCTGGGCTTGATGAAGTTTGCACAAATACTTCTATCTTAGTCTCATCATTCCAATGACGGATTGCATTTGCCACAATGAAACAGTTAGTAATGAGAATGGATAGAAACATCAAAAGGCGGATAAGTGCTACCTTATCCGCTTCTTTATCACATTTACTTGCTTTTTCACCCAATGCTTTAGCAAGCAGTCGCCAGACAGTTTTGTTCTTCTTCATAGACCGATTCTCTTGATTTAACATACTCCAACTGATTCCATTGATTATTGTAACAAATTACAAGCAATCTTTCATTTGCGTGAATAGAGCAAGCACGATAGTTAAGTTCATCTTTGGGGCGAACATTATATTCAATAGTAATGTATTCTTCGCACTTGAAATAAACCCAACCCTCAACACCTTTTCCATTATCCCATAAAACATAGTCATTAGTGTTTGGACTGTAGTTGGTCATACAAAGAACTTTTCGACTCCTTGATATTTAATAGGCATTGAAGTGTAGTTTCTTGTGTCACTAATATCTACACGAGCACCGATTGTCTTGCTGTTGATTGGGGCAAAGTATTCTCTGGTCTTGGATTTGTAAAATCCCCAGATTGTTTTTGTTGCAGCACCGTTATTGTAATCAAACTTACGATTGCAATGCAACCATATAGCAATAACTCCCCGCTTGAACTCTTCAAACTCATAATAATACCCAGTTGGTGCTTTGTGCGGAAACTCAGCAATCATAGAACTTGTCTCGCGACATATACTCAATTTGCTTCTGCAGTTGTGAGATTTCGTGTTCTTGTTCTACAATTTTATTTTGCAGTTGTTCAATACGTTCTTGATACTGTTCTTTCAAATCAAACACCATTTTATTAGTGTGAGCAACGTGGTGAGTCATCAGGTTGTGAAAGATTCAACTACTGCAGATTCTACATCTTCAGCAAGAGCATAGGTCCTTGCACTGACTACTTTTTCACGAAGATTTACATAATAATCATCATTGAATCCATTGTCATATTCTTTAATCAAATCAAAACATTCATTATCGTCTTTAGCAATTACATTCCAGATTCCCCCATATTCTGAACGGGGAAAGTTTGCAAAGTGATCAACGATATACAGATACTTCATTTGTGTTTGTAAATTACCTCTCAAGTTTAGTTGTTAATGTTTTTTTCGTCAAGTGGGGTAGAGTTATTTTTAATAACAGTCCCAACAATAGGTGCAAGAATTATAGAAAGTATAATCCATATTGTAAAAAACCCCAATAAGGACATCAATAAAACTCCGCCAAAAAATATTCAACTGTAACTTCTTTTTCACTGGCAAGTCGTTCAACTTCTTTCCAGAACTCTTCTGCTACTTTGTCCATTTCTGCTTGTTTAATAAGGTCGCGGAGTCGTTTCGGAATCATTTGATTTAGTTACTGTGAGGATTTTTGAGATTCTCTACCGCTTGAGTGCGATAGTAAGCATCATACATTTGTTCGTCTCGCTGGATTAGAAAGACATTCCATCCAAGAATAAAGGCAAAACCAATCAATCCAGCGACAACATACTTGCGGTTAATCATACCATCAGTGCTCCGTTAGGGATTTCAACGATTTCAGGGAGTTTAGCATCATCGAACTGATTCATATTATAGCACACCCACTCACCATTACGGAAGACATAAGCATACTCTTCGCTGTTATTGGGCAGCAGATACTCACACAGGTCATCATCAAGACGAGGGGGAGAATCTTCACCTCTTTCGCTATAATGAAGAGGTCCATAATAACCGCGTTGAGTTTTACCTTCTGAAGTATAAAATCCATCATCAGTCCAAAGGCAACTTACATCTCCACCATCCACAAGTGCCTCAACTTTCTCACGGGTGTTGTAGTGAGTGCGAAGAATCCTACCTGCCCATTCAGGATAATTATCGTAATGGCTATAAATGCTGAGGATACTTCCATCAGCAAGTTCCAAACCAACTCGTCCTCTTGTAGACATTTAAGGTGTTTTGTTGAATACCTTGTCATTATAGGGCATCCAGAGCGTCCTACAAGGTCTCATGAGACACTTCTTCTACTGTCACAAGGTCTTTGTAAGTTTTCCATTTACCATATGCTATATTTTTTATTCCTGATGCCGAGTAACCATTATTTACTGCCCAACGTTGTAATGCTTTTATGATAATTTCTCTTCCGTCATTATAAACTATCCTCCAAGTTTTTGCTCTTGGATTATTCACACCACTAACATCTAAACCATTTTCATATCTTTCCTTCATCATTTGTCTGTTTATTTCTTTTTGGTGTTCTGGTATTGTTCCACCCTTATTCCAAGCAGGAACACCTTTACCACCTTTACCACCGTCGCTCATATTTCTCAAAATACCTGTCCCCAAATCTTTCCTTCCAAGAATAAAAATCATATAGGTTTCGTGTCTATATGCTTCATCTTCTGTTAGATTATTTTTAAGAATAACTATTCTATCTTTTTCTGGGGGAGCAAAATATCCACCTTTGGTTTTACTTCTCCAGTGTTTTACATACGCTCTATTTCCTTTCCCCTTACCAATATAATAAGGCGTCCCATCTTCACGCAGGTAAGCGTAAGTGTAGTATTCCATCTGCTTTATCCGTGGTTACACTTATTTATATAAGAAAGAGGTCATAAAGACCCCTTTCCGCTTAAACAACCACGAATAAGCATCATTATTTATCAACCACCTTTCTCTCTCAAACTACGCACAAGGTATTCAGTAAACTCTTCCATTTTTTGAGGAACTACAGAAGAAGGTTGCTGATTGATTACATTTTTAAGTGCAGTCATTTCATTAAACTCTTCATCTGTCAAATTTGCGTTTCCTTTTGAAGGAAGGGTCATACTCTTGCTCCCGAATACTCTAATATGTTAGCATATCTCTATAAAATATCTAGACACTTAACAATCTCTTCGGGATTGCTTTACAGTTCTTAACCAAAGAAAGTTCCGAAAGAACCTTTATCTTCACCGAAACCCTTCATTCGGTCTTCCAGTTTATCTAGAAGTTGATCTGTCTTGATTAGACTATCAATACGACAAATCATTTCTGAAATCTCACGCGAAACAAAGGGTTTCTCTTGGCGTGCAGAGTATGCCAAGGCATTTCGTAGATTTGATTCTGCTTCCTTCAAACTTTGTTCAACTGATTCACTTAATGCCATTTAATCGGTCCTCACATTTAATATAAAAAGTCCCGTTGACATAACAGGACTTCCCAGGTTCATAGTATTTTACCACAGAAGGGTTTGGTGGGTCAAGGGTGCATAGATTTCCACTTGCCATAAGTATTCCATTCAAACAATATGTCAATATCTGTGGAAGTAACATCAACACTCATCCATTCCAAGTGGTTTAGTTACCTTTCTCAACTCAAAACTACCGTCTCCACGATCAATCCATTCTACAGTGTCTCCTTCTTTTAGATTTGCTGCTTCTAACAAATCATAGGGGAAAGTTACAAAGTATTCTGTTTCATCCGTGTCAGAATCTTTACATTCTTCAATGGGAAGTTGCCACTTTACAACTTTATCTTCTTTTTTTACAACATAGTCAGGAATCCACATATCACCATCTTCACTTACATAGAGAGGATACGGTGAATCTTTCTGAAAGTTAGTCCAAGACTTTTTAGTAGAAGGTTCATAATATTCTTTTTCTTTCATTACATCTTCATATGACTGACCATTGCCATTCAACAATGCAAGGAGTTCATATGCTTGAGATGTTTGATGTTTGTATAGGTAATAGTTTTCTTTTACGACACCAACAATTACATCATAAATCTCTTGCGGCGTTGCTTCACCAGCAGACATTGCATCGTGCATCCAGTTTTCAAGATTCTCAAGAGAATACTTTTTATAATCCATAATCAATCTTTGGGTTTAGGTTTAGAGCAATCGTGGCAATAGTAAGAGAAACCATCACGGAAGTATTTTACAACCTGATAGTGGTCTTTGTCAAGTGGTTTTTCCACTCCACACTTATCACAAATCCTGGTCTTTCTTGATGGACTTTCGGACTCGTTTGAGTTCTTTGAGTTCCATTTTAATATTTTTGTAAGCAGCGTCAGCATCTAATTTGCCTCCAATCTCCATTGCAATGATAATATCTACTCGTGTACCAAAATGAGCTAATGCCTTTTCAAAATCGTCTAATTCATACATCTTTTTTGTTCCAATTTTCAAGAGTCAGAATATCTATACGAGCATCAACTGCATCAATAGAATTAGATAGTTCATAGAAACAATTACTATTCTCTACATTCTCTGCCTCAAGTGCTTCAATACGTTCCTCAAGTTCAAGTAACTTTGAATAAACATCATCTTCAACATCAAATTTTTCTGATGGTGTAATAAACCATCCAATAAACTTTCTAATCATTATCAAGAAGTCCAACAGATTTTAAGTAACGTCTATATGACATAAAACGCCCCAGAGATGGTTGTCCTGGAGCATTTAATTGGTGACAGATTTCACAGTAACATAACCACTCATACCAAGGAGTAGTTTTATCAAGAACGTGATATGGATACTCTACAGTAGTTCTTTCCAAAATTGCTCTCCTTTTTGTAGTGCCAATACAACAGTTGTGTGCTCTCGTGCGTGTCTATCAAGGTCTTTTTCTTGAAAGTAAATGTTAGACCTCTCAACAGCACAGCGAAAGATATTTGCCCAGAACTGTTGATTAGATGTTAGACGCATTTTCATTCTTTAGGTCAGGATGTGGAGCATAAAGGGGTCCAGGATAATTACCAGCAAACTTTCGTTCATTTACACTTTTTACAGTTTCGTGAAGTTGTTTGAGTGCTTCAATAGTTTCTGGAGTTTCTTCCCAATTCCAAGAATTTCCGTTTTTATCTACAAAATTACGTTCAGTCATAGTTTTATTTTATGCTAAAGATTTAGAAAGTTCTGCGTTAATGGTAAGTGCTACATCAGCAGGAACATTTGTATATTCACTTCTAAAATTAGGATGATTGATAATAATCACAGCACATCCTTCATTTCCCTTTACTTTTTTTTCTTCAATCACACTCATTACATCAGGAACACCGTTTTCATCCTCAAACCAATTAATTTTTCCAATGGATTTTTCAGGAAACATATTTGGAAGGCGGTCTCTCCATTCATCCCAATCAGATGAAAGTTTGCGAGTGTTAAATCTACTTGAAATCATATCAACAACTTTGTTTAGTTCTTGGTCCTCAAGTAAAATTGTAAAGTGATTGCGTGTGATGTCTTTAATTCCACGAAGAGATTTGCTATTAGCATTTTTGGAAACTTGTTCTGATAATGCTTTTCTTACAATCTTCCTCCAATGTTTATGGAATTCTCCCTCAAAAGTAGGATACTTTTGAACTAAATCTTCAACTCTAACTTTAGTATTACTAGGTGCCATTAAAGTTTTCCTCCAACTTCACCAGAATAACTCTTTTCAGGTGATTTGTCAAACTCACCCTCTTGTTTTGCTTTCAAATACCAACGAGTAGCAGTTACGCATTGGTCTTCAGTGAGTGATGTAATAATACCCTTTCCATCGGGATAATGTGATTGCCATAGACCATACTTCTTTTGCTCCACATAGAAAGCATTGTCGTCATAAAATTGTTTATCCATAATGACTCAATTGCCTCTGCAATTCTACTTGTGTTGAAATCAATTTACTGTATAG